CATCATCATAATATACCTTATTTGGGAACGGTGCCAATATGATAATGAGGAGGCGGGGTTAGGGGTGGAGTGAGGGTGGGGTGCGGATGACGCGGGCGCGGGGCGGGGTGGGAGTCTGACGTGGGGCGCGGGGTGGAGCGCGAGGGTGAGGGCGGGGCGAGGGCGGCGGGCGCGGCGGAATTGACGTACACGGTAGTAAGTTTGAGCGGAAATTAAGTGAATTGGGCGTGTTTTTTGTAACTTTTTGACGTACACGGTAGTAAGTTTGAGCGGAAATTAAGTGAATTGGGCGTGTTTTTTGTAACTTTTTGACGTACACGGTAGTAAGTTTGAGCGGAAATTAAGTGAATTGGGCGTGTTTTTTGTAACTTTTTGACGTACACGGTAGTAAGTTTGAGCGGAAATTAAGTGAATTGGGCGTGTTTTTTGTAACTTTTTGACGTACACGGTAGTAAGTTTGAGCGGAAATTAAGTGAATTGGGCGTGTTTTTTGTAACTTTTTGACGTACACGGTAGTAAGTTTGAGCGGAAATTAAGTGAATTGGGCGTGTTTTTTGTAACTTTTTGACGTACACGGTAGTAAGTTTGAGCGGAAATTAAGTGAATTGGGCGTGTTTTTTGTAACTTTTTGGTCATTTTGGCGCGAAAACTGAGTAATGAGGAAGTGAGACGGACTCTGCCCTTTTTTACGGTTGGGAGGGAAAACTGCTGATCAGCGCTGAACTTTGGGCTCTGACGCGGTGGTTTCCCTACGTGGCAGTGCCACGAGAAGGCTCAAAGTCCTCGTTTTATTGTGTGCTCAGCCTTTTTGAGGGTATTTAAACACCGTCAGACCGTCAAGAGGCCACTCTTGAGTGCGAGCGAGTAGAGTTTTCTCCTCCGTCGCTGCCGCGGCTGCTCAGTCTTACCGCCAGGATGCGAATGCTGCCGGAGATCTTCACCGGGTCCTGGGAAGATGTTTTCCAGGGACTTTTAGAATCTGAAGACAACTTTCCCCAACCTCCTGAGCCGGAGGAGCTACCTGAGGTTTCGCTTCACGATCTGTTTGACGTGGAGGTGGAGAGCCCCGACGGAGATCCGAACGAGGAAGCTGTTGATGGTATGTTCCCCGACTGGATGATATCTCAGAGCGAGAGTGCTGAAGGCAGTGCGGACTCGGGCGTTTCTGGGGTTGGAAACCTGGTGGAGGTGGATCTGGACTTGAAGTGTTACGAGGAAGGTTTTCCTCCTAGCGACTCAGAGACTGATGAAGCCTCAGAAGCGGAAGGTCAAGAGGAGTCTGTGTGTGGTTATGTGAAGATTAATGAGGGGGAGAACCTGCTGGTGTTGGACTGTCCGGACCAACCTGGACATGGCTGTCGAGCCTGTGACTTTCACCGGGGGACCAGCGGAAACCCGGAAGCTATCTGTGCTTTGTGCTACATGCGTCTGAACGAGCACTGCATATACAGTGAGTGTTATTCATGGGTTATTTATGGGGAAAGTTGGGGGAAAGTCTTGAGAAGGGGAAAAGTTTAACATGTCATTTTTGTACTTGATAGGTCCAGTTTCGGACGCTGAGGGGGATTCTGAGTCCCCTGCTGGTCCTTCCCAGCCCTCACCCTGCTCTTTGACCGCCACGCCCGCACCTGACCTAGTTAGACCAACGCCCTGCCGAGTGTCCTGTAGACGACGTGCAGCTGTTAATTGCATAGAAGATTTATTGGCCCCTGATGACGAGAACGCACCTTTGAACCTGTGCCTGAAACGCCCTAAGACATCTTGAGTGTTTATGCTGTTAATAAAAGTGTTGACCCTTAGATCCTGTGTTTATTCCTTGGGCGTGTGCGCGGGTATATAAAGCAGCTGCGGGCTGGAGTGTTAGTTTATTCTGATGGAGTACTGGAGTGAGCTGCAGAATTACCAGAGCCTCCGGCGCCTGCTGGAGTTGGCCTCTGCCAGAACATCCACCTGCTGGAGGTTCTGTTTTGGCTCGACTCTCAGTAACGTGGTGTATCGGGTGAAGCAAGAGTACAGCTCGCGCTTTTCTGAGCTGTTGGCCCGCTACCCGGCTGTTTTTGTTTCTCTGGATCTAGGCCATCACGTTTATTTCCAAGAAGCTGTAGTCAGATATTTGGATTTTTCTACTCCCGGGCGTGCGGTTTCTGCGATTGCCTTCATCTGCTTTGTGCTAGATCGATGGAGCGCCCAAACCCGCCTGAGCCCGGGGTACACCCTGGACTACCTGACCATGTCCCTGTGGAGGGCCATGCTGCGGAAGAGGAGGGTCTCAGGCTTCTCGCCGGCGCGGCCTCCGCACGGACTGGATCCGGTGCTGGAGGAGTCGGAGCTGGAGGAGGAGGAGAACCCGAGGGCCGGCCTGGACCCTCCGGCGGAATAGTGACGGAACCGGAGGATCCCCAAGAGGGTACTAGTCAGGGGGGAGGGGGGCCGAAGAGAAAGCGGGATGAAGAGGAGGCGATGGACCCCGACAGGTTTCTAAAAGAACTGACTTTAAGCTTAATGTCTAAGAGAAGACCCGAGACGGTGTGGTGGTCTGATTTGGAGAAGGAGTTCCACCAGGGGGAGATGAATCTGTTGTACAAGTATGGGTTTGAGCAGGTGAAGACTCACTGGCTGGAAGCCTGGGAGGACTGGGAGATGGCTTTTAACATGTTTGCCAAGGTGGCGCTGCGCCCGGACACTATTTACACCGTGACTAAGACGGTGGAAATCCGCAAGCCTGTGTATGTGATTGGCAACGGGGCCGTGGTTCGGTTCCAGACCACCGACCGGGTGGCCTTTAATTGCTGTATGCAGAACCTGGGCCCGGGGGTGATTAATCTTAATGGAGTGACCTTTTGCAATGTCAGATTCGCGGGGGATGGATTCAACGGGACGGTGTTTGCCGCCACCACCCAGATAACCCTACACGGGGTGTTCTTCCAGCATGTAGGCGGGGCTTGTGTAGATACCTGGGCGAGGGCCTCTGTGAGGGGCTGCACCTTTGTGGGCTGTTGGAAAGCGGTGGTGGGTCGACCCAAGAGTGTGCTGTCTGTGAAGAAATGTGTGTTTGAGAGATGTCTGATGGCCATGGTGGTGGAGGGCCAGGGTAGGATCCGCCATAACGCGGGCTCCGAGAATACCTGTTTTGCCCTGCTGAAGGGTACGGCGACCGTGAAGCATAACATGATCTGCGGGGTGGGTCACTCGCAGCTGCTGACCTGTGCGGATGGCAACTGCCAGGCCCTGCGCACGGTGCATGTGGTGTCCCACCGGCGCCGCCCCTGGCCGGTGTTTGAACATAACATGCTGATGCGCTGTACCATGCACCTGGGCTACCGCCGCGGCGTGTTTGTGCCCCATCAGTGTAACCTGACCCACACCAAGGTGTTGCTGGAGACGGATGCTTTTTCGCGAGTGAATCTGAATGGGGTGTTCGATCTGACTATGGAGATGTACAAGATAGTGAGATTTGATGAATCAAAGACCCGTTGTCGCCCCTGCGAGTGCGGTGCCAATCACCTGAGGATGTATCCCGTGACCCTGAACGTGACGGAGGAGCTGCGCCCGGACCACCAGATGCTGTCCTGTCTGCGCACCGATTACGAAAGCAGCGATGAGGATTAAGAGGTGAGGGGCGGGGCTTGCATGGGGTATAAAGGTGGGGGAGGAGGTGGGGAGGGGGAAAACCCAAAATGAGCGGATCGATGGAAGGGAGCGCTGTGAGTTTTGAGGGCGGGGTGTTCAGCCCATATCTGACAACCCGTCTCCCCGCCTGGGCAGGAGTGCGTCAGAATGTGGTGGGCTCCAACGTGGACGGACGTCCGGTGGCCCCTGCCAACTCCGCCACTCTCACCTACGCCACCGTCGGATCGTCGCTGGACACCGCCGCTGCCGCCGCCGCTTCAGCCGCCGCTTCTACTGCTCGCGGTATGGCAGCTGATTTCGGACTGTATCAGCAACTGGCTGCGCCTCGCTCGTCGCTGAGAGAAGATGATGCCCTGTCCGTGGTGCTGACCCGCCTGGAGGAGCTGTCCCAGCAGCTGCAAGAGCTGTCTGCCAAAGTGGATGCACAGAACGTCCCCGCTACCCAATGAATAAATAAACGAGACACCGAGTGTGTTTGGAAATCAAAATGTGTTTTTATTTGTTTTTTCTGGCGCGGTAGGCCCTTGACCACCTGTCGCGGTCGTTAAGGACCTTGTGGATGTTTTCCAGCACCCGGTAGAGGTGGGCTTGGATGTTGAGGTACATGGGCATGAGCCCGTCTCGGGGGTGGAGGTAGCACCACTGGAGGGCGTCGTGCTCGGGGGTGGTGTTGTAGATAATCCAGTCGTAGCAGGGTTTTTGGGCATGGAAGCGGAAGATGTCTTTGAGAAGCAGGCTGATGGCCAGGGGGAGGCCCTTGGTGTAGGTGTTCACAAAGCGGTTGAGCTGGGAGGGATGCATGCGGGGGGAGATGAGATGCATCTTGGCCTGAATCTTGAGGTTGGCGATGTTGCCGCCCAGATCCCGCCGGGGGCTCATGTTGTGCAGGACCACCAGGACGGTGTAGCCGGTGCACTTGGGGAATTTGTCATGCAACTTGGAAGGGAAGGCGTGGAAGAACTTGGAGACCCCCTTGTGGCCGCCGAGGTTCTCCATGCATTCGTCCATGATGATGGCGATGGGACCCCTGGCGGCCGCCCTGGCGAAGACGTTGTCGGGGTGGGAGACGTCGTAGTTCTGTTCCAGGGTGAGCTCGTCGTAGGCCATTTTGACGAAGCGGGGGAGCAGGGTGCCCGACTGGGGGACGATGGTACCTTCGGGACCCGGGGCGTAGTTGCCCTCGCAGATTTGCATCTCCCAGGCCTTGATCTCCGAGGGGGGGATCATGTCCACCTGGGGCGCGATGAAGAAGACGGTCTCCGGGGCGGGGTTGATGAGCTGGGAGGAGAGGAGGTTGCGGAGCAGCTGCGACTTGCCGCACCCGGTGGGCCCGTAGATGACCCCGATGACGGGTTGCAGCTGGTAGTTTAAGGAGCTGCAGCTGCCGTCCTCGCGCAGGAACGGGGCGACCTCGTTCATCATGCTTCTGACGTGATGGTTTTCCCTGACGAGGTCTTGCAAGAGCCGCTCGCCGCCCAGGGAGAGAAGCTCTTCCAGGCTGCGGAAATGCTTGAGGGGTTTGAGGCCGTCGGCCATGGTCATCTTTTCCAGGGACTGGCGGAGCAGGTACAGGCGGTCCCAGAGCTCGGTGACGTGTTCTACGGCATCTCGATCCAGCAGACTTCTTGGTTGCGGGGGTTGGGGCGGCTTTGGCTGTAGGGGACCAGCCGGTGCGCGTCCAGGGAGGCGAGGGTGACGTCTTTCCAGGGCCGCAGCGTTCGCGTGAGGGTGGTCTCGGTGACGGTGAAGGGATGCGCTCCCGGTTGGGCGCTGGCCAGGGTCCTCTTGAGACTCATCCTGCTGGTGTGGAAGCGGGCGTCTTCTCCCTGGGAGTCGGCCAGGTAGCATTTGAGCATGAGGTCGTAGCTGAGGGCCTCGGCCGCGTGGCCCTTGGCGCGCAGCTTGCCTTTGGAGACGTGTCCGCAGGCGGGACAGTGCAGGCACTTGAGGGCGTAGAGCTTGGGGGCCAGGAAGACGGACTCGGGGGAGTAGGCGTCGGCGCCGCACTGAGCGCACGTGGTCTCGCACTCGACGAGCCAGGTGAGCTCCGGGTGTTGGGGATCAAAAACCAGCTGGCCCCCGTGTTTTTTGATGCGCTTCTTACCTCGGGTCTCCATGAGGCGGCGTCCGGCTTCGGTGACGAAGAGGCTGTCGGTGTCGCCGTAGACGGATTTGAGCGCGCGCTGCTCCAGGGGAATCCCGCGATCCTCCGCGTGCAGGAACTCGGACCACTCTGAGACGAAGGCCCGGGTCCACGCGAGGACAAAGGAGGCGATCTGGGACGGGTAGCGGTCGTTCTCCACCAGGGGATCCACCTTCTCCAGGGTGTGCAGGCAGAGGTCGTCCTCCTCCGCGTCCATGAAGGTGATTGGCTTGTAAGTGTATGTCACGTGACCGTCGGGGTCGCGCGTGGGCTTATAAAAGGGGGCGTGCCCGGCCTCCCCGTCACTTTCTTCCGCATCGCTGTGGACGAGATCCAGCTGCTCGGGTGAGTAGGCGCGCTGGAAGGCGGGCATGACCTCGGCGCTGAGGGTGTCAGTTTCCACGAACGAGGTGGATTTGATATTGACCTGTCCGGCGGCGATGCTTTTGACGGTGGCGGGGTCCATCTGGTCAGAAAAGACGATCTTTTTGTTGTCCAGCTTGGTGGCGAACGACCCGTAGAGGGCGTTGGAGAGCAGCTTGGCGATGGAGCGCAGGGTCTGGTTCTTCTCGCGGTCGGCGCGCTCCTTGGCGGCGATGTTGAGCTGGACGTACTCGCGGGCCACGCAGCGCCATTCGGGGAAGACGGTGGCGCGCTCGTCCGGCAGGAGGCGCACGCGCCAGCCGCGGTTGTGCAGGGTGATGAGGTCCACGCTGGTGGCCACCTCGCCGCGCAGTGGCTCGTTGGTCCAGCAGAGGCGCCCGCCCTTGCGCGAGCAGAAGGGGGGCAGGACGTCGAGCTGGTCCTCCGCGGGGGGGTCGGCGTCGATGGTGAAGATGCCCGGTAGCAGGTGGCGGTCGAAGTAGTCGATGGCGACCGCGGGGTCGGCGAGGGCGCGTTCCCAGTCCCTGACCGCCAGGGCGCGCTCGTAGGGGTTGAGGGGCGCCCCCCAGGGCATGGGATGGGTGAGGGCCGAGGCGTACATGCCGCAGATGTCGTAGACGTAGAGGGGCTCGCGGAGCACGCCGAGGTAGGTGGGATAGCAGCGTCCGCCGCGGATGCTGGCGCGCACGTAGTCGTACATCTCGTGCGAGGGGGCGAGGAGGCCGCCTCCGAGGTCGCCGCGCTGCGGTCTGACGGCCCGGTAGGTGACCTGGCGGAAGATGGCGTGCGAGTTGGAGGAGATGGTGGGCCGCTGGAAGATGTTGAAGCTGGCCTCGGGGAGTCCGACGGCGTCGTGGACGAACTGGGCGTAGGAGTCGCGCAGCTTCTGCACGAGCGCGGCGGTGACGAGCACGTCCAGGGCGCAGTAGTCGAGGGTCTCGCGGACGAGGTCGTAACGGGGCTCTTGCTTCTTTTCCCAGAGTTCGCGGTTGAGGAGGTACTCCTCGCGATCCTTCCAGTACTCTTCGGCCGGAAAGCCGCGTTCGTCCGCCAGGTAAGAACCCAGCATGTAGAAGCGGTTGACGGCTCGGTAGGGACAGCAGCCCTTCTCGACGGGCAGGGAGTAGGCCTGCGCGGCCTTCCTGAGCGAGGTGTGGGTGAGGGCGAAGGTGTCGCGCACCATGACCTTGAGGAACTGGAACCTGAAGTCGGTGTCGTCGCAGGCGCCCCGCTCCCAGAGCCCGTAGTCGGTGCGTTTCTGGCTGCGGGGGTTGGGCAGGGCGAAGGTGACGTCGTTGAAGAGGATCTTGCCGGCGCGCGGCATGAAGTTGCGGGTGATCCTGAAGGGCCCCGGCACGTCCGAGCGGTTGTTAATGACCTGGGCCGCGAGGACGATCTCGTCGAAGCCGTTGATGTTGTGGCCGACGATGTAGAGCTCGACGAAGCGCGGGCGCCCCTGCAGCTTGGGGGCCTTCTTGAGCTCCTCGTAGGTGAGGCAGTCGGGCGAGTAGAGGCCCAGCTCCTGTCGGGCCCATTCGGCCACCTGGGGGTTGGCTTGCAAGAAGCCCCGCCAGAGCTGCAGGGCGAGCTGGGTCTGGAGGCGGTCGCGGTAGTCGCGGAACTTTTTGCCCACCGCCATCTTCTCGGGGGTGACCACGTAGAAGGTGCGGCCGTCCTGGCCCCAGGCGTCCCAGTTCTGCTCGCGGGCGAGACGGCAGGCCTCCTCGACGAGGGCCTCCTCCCCGGAGAGATGCATGACTAGCATGAAGGGGACGAGTTGCTTGCCGAAGGCACCCATCCACGTGTAGGTCTCTACGTCGTAGGTGACGAAGAGACGTTCGGTGCGAGGATGCGAGCCGAGAGGAAAGAAGTTGATCTCCTGCCACCAGCCGGAGGAGTGGGCGTTGACGTGGTGGAAGTAGAAGTCACGCCGGCGGACCGTGCATTCGTGCTGATATTTGTAAAAGCGGGCGCAGTACTCGCAGCGCTGCACGCTCTGCACTTCCTGAACGAGATGCACCCGGCGCCCGCGCACCAGGAGGCGGAGGGGGCAGTCCAGTGGAGCTTCGGCGCGCTGTCCTTCAGCCTCGTCATGCTCTTCTGCACCTGCACGCTCCTGCTGTGGGTGGAGGACGGAGGGAGTGACGACGCCGCGCGAGCCGCAGGTCCAGATGTCGACGCGCGGCGGCCTGAGGCTCAGCGCCAGGGTGCGGATCTGAGCGGCGTCCAGGGAGTCGAGGAAGGCCTCGCTGAGGTCGACGGGCAGCGTCCGCCGGTGGACTTGCAGGAGACGGGTAAGGGCCGGCGCCAGGCGCTGATGGTACTTGATCTCGAGCGGTTCGTTGGTGGAGGTGTCGATGGCGTAGAGCAGGGCCTGACCGCGGGCGGCGACGATGGTGCCGCGGTGCCGGCGGTAGGTGGCGTATTCGGGGGGGCTCGTTACATCACCCGCCTGGGCCTGGCGCCGGGCGGCAGCGGGGGTTCTGGTCCCGCCGGCATGGGCGGCAGCGGCACGTCGGCGCGGGGCTCCGGCAGCGGCTGGTGCTGAGCTCGCAGCTGACTGGCGTGCGCGACGACGCGGCGGTTGAGGTCCTGGATGTGCCTCCGCTGCGTGAAGACCACCGGTCCCCGGACTCGGAACCTGAAAGAGAGTTCGACAGAATCAATCTCGGCATCGTTGACGGCCGCCTGACGCAGGATCTCCTGCACGTCGCCCGAGTTGTCCTGGTAGGCGATCTCGGACATGAACTGGTCGATCTCTTCCTCCTGGAGTTCGCCGCGTCCGGCGCGTTCGACGGTGGCCGCGAGGTCGTTGGAGATGCGAGCCATGAGCTGGGAGAAGGCGTTGAGGCCGTTCTCGTTCCACACGCGACTGTAGACGACGTTGCCGACGGCGTCCCGGGCGCGCATGACCACCTGCGCGACGTTGAGCTCCACGTGTCGCGCGAAGACGGCGTAGTTGCGCAGGCGCTGGAAGAGGTAGTTGAGGGTGGTGGCGATGTGCTCGCAGACGAAGAAGTACATGACCCAGCGGCGCAGCGTCATCTCGTTGATGTCTCCGAGGGCTTCCAAGCGCTCCATGGCCTCGTAGAAGTCGACGGCGAAGTTGAAGAACTGGGAGTTGCGCGCCGCGACCGTCAGCTCGTCTTGCAAGAGCCGGATCAGCTGGGCCACGGTCTCCCGCACCTCGCGTTCGAAGGCCCCCGGCGCTTCTTCCTCCTCTGGTTCCTCGGCGGCCTCTTCTTCCATGACGGCTTCCTCTTCCTCCGGTTCCTCGGGCACGGGCCTCCGGCGGCGACGGCGCCTGATGGGCAGGCGGTCCACGAAGCGTTCGATGATCTCTCCGCGGCGGCGGCGCATGGTTTCGGTGACGGCGCGGCCGTTCTCTCGGGGCCGCAGTTCGAAGACGCCCCCGCGCAGGCCGCCGGCGCCGCCGAGAGGGGGCAGGAGGTGGGGGCCTTCGGGCAGCGAGAGGGCGCTGACGATGCACCGTATCATCTGTTGCGTAGGTACAGCTCTCCAGGAGTCGTTGAGCGAGTCCAGTTGGACGGGATCCGAGAACTTTTCGAGGAAAGCTTCGATCCAATCGCAGTCGCAAGGTAAGCTGAGGACGGTGGGATGAGGGGCTTGGCGGGAGGCGGAGGCGGCAGAAGAGGAGGAGGAGGGCAGGCTGGAGGTGATGCTGCTGATGATGTAATTGAAGTAGGCGGTTTTCAAACGGCGGATGGTGGCGAGGAGGACGACGTCTTTGGGCCCGGCCTGCTGGATGCGCAGGCGGTCGGCCATGCCCCAGGCGTGGCTCTGGCATCGGCGCAGGTCCTTGTAGTAGTCTTGCATGAGTCTCTCGACGGGGACGTCGTCTTCGTCGGCCCGGTCGGCCATGCGGGTGGAGCCGAACCCGCGCAGGGGCTGCAGCAGGGCCAGGTCGGCGACCACGCGTTCGGCCAGCACGGCCTGCTGGATCTGGGTGAGCGTGGTCTGGAAGTCGTCCAGGTCCACGAAGCGGTGGTAGGAGCCCGTGTTGATGGTGTAGGTGCAGTTGGCCATGACGGACCAGTTGACGACTTGCATGCCGGGCTGGGTGATCTCGGTGTAGCGGAGGCGCGAGTAGGCCCGCGACTCGAAGACGTAGTCGTTGCAGGTGCGCACGAGGTACTGGTAGCCGACGAGGAAGTGCGGCGGCGGCTCGCGGTAGAGGGGCCAGCGCACGGTGGCGGGGGCGCCGGGGGCCAGGTCCTCCAGCATGAGGCGGTGGTAGTGGTAGACGTAGCGCGAGAGCCAGGTGATGCCGGCGGCGGAGGTGGCGGCGCGGGCGAAGTCGCGGACGCGGTTCCAGATGTTGCGCAAGGGGGCGAAGCGCTCCATGGTGGGCACGCTCTGGCCGGTGAGGCGGGCGCAGTCCTGCACGCTCTAGACGGGACAGAGAGCGGGAGGTTAGCGGCTCCGCTCCGTGGCCTGGGGGACAGACCGCCAGGGTGCGACGGCGGGGAACCCCGGTTCGAGACCGGCTGGATCCGTCCGTCCCCGACGCGCCGGCCCCGCGTCCACGACCCCACCAGAGGCCGAGACCCAGCCGCGGTGCCCGGACCCCAGATACGGAGGGGAGCCTTTTTGTGGTTTTTTCCCGTAGATGCATCCGGTGTTGCGACAGATGCGTCCGTCGCCAGCGCCGCCGACGCAGCCGCCGCTCCCGCCCCCCACTAGCGCCGCGGAGGCTCTGTCCGGCGGCCGCGGCGACCCGGAGGAGGAGGCCATCCTCGACTTGGAAGAAGGCGAGGGCCTGGCCCGGCTGGGAGCGCCCTCCCCCGAGCGCCATCCCCGCGTGCAGCTGGCGAGAGACTCGCGCCAGGCCTACGTGCCGCCGCAGAATCTGTTCAGGGACCGCAGCGGCCAGGAGCCCGAGGAGATGAGGGACCGCAGGTTTCACGCGGGGCGGGAGCTGCGCGCGGGCTTCGACCGTCGGCGGGTGTTGCGCGCCGAAGACTTCGAGCCCGACGAGCGCAGCGGAGTAAGTCCGGCACGGGCGCACGTGTCGGCGGCCAACCTGGTGACCGCGTACGAGCAGACGGTGAACGAGGAGCGGAGCTTTCAGAAAAGCTTCAACAACCACGTGCGCACCCTGATCGCGCGCGAGGAGGTGGCCATCGGCCTGATGCATCTGTGGGACTTTGTGGAGGCGTACGTGCAGAACCCGTCGAGCAAGCCGCTGACGGCGCAGTTGTTCCTGATCGTGCAGCACAGTCGGGACAACGAGACGTTCCGCGAGGCGATGCTGAACATCGCGGAGCCCGAGGGCCGCTGGCTCTTGGACCTGATTAACATCCTGCAGAGCATCGTGGTGCAGGAGCGCAGCCTGAGCCTGGCCGACAAGGTGGCGGCCATCAACTACAGCATGTTGAGCCTGGGCAAGTTTTACGCCCGCAAGATCTACAAGAGCCCCTACGTGCCCATAGACAAGGAGGTGAAGATCGACAGCTTTTACATGCGGATGGCGCTGAAAGTGCTGACGCTGAGCGACGATCTGGGGGTGTACCGCAACGACCGCATCCACAAGGCCGTGAGCGCCAGCCGCCGGCGCGAGCTGAGCGACCGCGAGCTGATGCACAGCCTGCGGAGGGCGCTGGCGGGCGCCGGCGGCGGCGAGGAGGCCGAGTCCTACTTCGACATGGGGGCGGACTTGCAGTGGCAGCCCAGCGCGCGGGCCCTGGAGGCGGCGGGCTACCGCGGCGGCGGCGGCGTGGTCGAGGCGGAGGACGAGGACGAGGTGGAGTACGAGGAGGAGGACTGATCGGCGAGGTGTTTTCGTAGATGCAGCGCGCGACGGCGGCGGCGAGCGGGCCGCAGGGGGACCCCGCCGTGCTGGCGGCCCTGCAGAGCCAACCTTCGGGCGTGAACGCCTCCGATGACTGGGCGGCGGCCATGGACCGCATTTTGGCCTTGACCACCCGCAACCCCGAGGCCTTTAGACAGCAGCCGCAGGCCAACCGCTTTTCGGCCATCTTGGAAGCCGTGGTGCCCTCGCGCACCAACCCCACGCACGAGAAGGTCCTGGCGGTGGTGAACGCGCTGCTGGAGAGCAAGGCGATCCGCAAGGACGAGGCGGGGCTGATTTACAACGCCCTGCTGGAGCGGGTGGCGCGCTACAACAGCACCAACGTGCAGGCCAACCTGGACCGTCTGACGACGGACGTGCGGGAGGCGGTGGCGCAGCGGGAGCGCTTCATGCGCGACACGAACCTGGGCTCGCAGGTGGCCCTGAACGCCTTCCTGAGCACGCAGCCGGCCAACGTGCCGCGCGGGCAGGAGGACTACGTCAGTTTCATCAGCGCGCTGCGCCTCCTGGTGGCCGAGGTGCCGCAGAGCGAGGTGTACCAGTCGGGTCCGGACTACTTCTTCCAGACCTCGCGGCAGGGCCTGCAGACGGTGAACCTGACGCAGGCCTTCAAGAACCTGGAAGGCATGTGGGGCGTGCGGGCCCCCGTGGGCGACCGGGCGACGATCTCCAGCTTGCTGACGCCGAACACGCGGCTGCTGCTGCTGCTGATCGCGCCCTTCACCAATAGCAGTACCATCAGCCGCGACTCGTACCTGGGCCACCTGATCACGCTGTACCGCGAGGCCATCGGGCAGGCGCAGGTGGACGAGCAGACCTTCCAGGAGATTACGAGCGTGAGCCGGGCCCTGGGGCAGCAGGACACGGGTAGCCTGGAGGCGACGCTGAATTTTCTGCTGACCAACCGGCGGCAGAAGATCCCCTCCCAGTACACGCTGAGCACGGAGGAGGAGCGCATCTTGCGCTACGTGCAGCAGTCCGTGAGCCTGTATCTGATGCGCGAGGGGGCGAGCCCCTCGTCGGCGCTGGACATGACGGCCCGTAACATGGAGCCGTCGCTGTACGCGGCCCACCGGCCGTTCGTGAACCGCCTGATGGACTACCTGCACCGCGCCGCCGCCATGAACGGCGAGTACTTTACGAACGCCATCCTGAACCCGCACTGGATGCCGCCGTCCGGTTTCTACACGGGGGACTTTGACATGCCCGAGGGCGACGACGGGTTCCTGTGGGACGACGTGTCGGACAGCGTGTTCGCGCCGGTGCGTCCGGGCAAGAAGGAGGGCGGCGACGAGCTGCCGCTGTCCGTGGTGGAGGCGGCGTCGCGCGGCCAGAGCCCGTTCCCCAGCCTCCCGTCGTTGTCGGCGAGCAGCAGCAGCGGCCGGGTCTCGCGCCCGCGGCTGGAGGGCGACTACCTGAACGACCCGCTGCTGCGCCCCGCCCGGCCCAAGAACTTTCCCAACAACGGGGTGGAGAGCCTAGTGGATAAGATGAATCGCTGGAAGACCTACGCCCAGGAGCAGCGGGAGTGGGAGGAGAGTCAGCCCCGCCCCCTGCCTCCGCCGCGCTCCAGGTGGCGCCGGCGGGAAGAAGACCCGGAAGACTCGGCGGACGATAGCAGCGTGTTGGACTTGGGGGGGACCGGTGCCGCCTCGACAAACCCGTTCGCCCACCTGCGCCCGCAGGGCCGGCTGGGTCGGCTGTATTGAGGAAAGAAACTAATAAAAGAAAAAAGAGCTTGCTTACCAGAGCCATGGTCGCAGCGTCGGTCCCTTTGTGTGTGTTTTCTCCTCCCCGGTAGCGAAATGAGGCGCGCGGTGGGAGTGCCGCCGGTGATGGCGTACGCCGAGGGTCCTCCTCCTTCTTACGAAACGGTGATGGGCGCCGCGGATTCGCCGGCCACGCTGGAGGCGCTCTACGTCCCTCCCCGCTACCTGGGGCCTACGGAGGGGAGGAACAGCATCCGTTACTCAGAGCTGGCGCCGCTGTACGACACCACCCGCGTGTACCTGGTGGATAACAAGTCGGCGGACATCGCGTCGCTGAACTACCAGAACGACCATAGCAACTTTCTGACCACGGTGGTGCAGAACAATGACTTTACCCCGGTGGAGGCGGGCACGCAGACCATAAATTTCGACGAGCGCTCGCGGTGGGGCGGCGACCTGAAAACCATCCTGCGCACCAACATGCCCAACATCAACGAGTTCATGTCCACCAACAAGTTCAGGGCCCGGTTGATGGTAGAGAAAGTGAACAAGGAAACCAATGCCCCTCGATACGAGTGGTTTGAGTTCACCCTGCCCGAGGGCAACTACTCGGAGACCATGACCATAGACCTGATGAATAACGCGATCGTGGACAACTACTTGGAAGTGGGGCGGCAGAACGGGGTGCTGGAGAGCGACATCGGGGTGAAGTTTGACACGCGCAACTTCCGGCTGGGCTGGGACCCGGTCACCAAGCTGGTCATGCCCGGCGTGTACACCAACGAGGCCTTCCACCCCGACATCGTCCTGCTGCCCGGCTGCGGCGTGGACTTCACGCAGAGCCGGCTGAGCAACCTGCTGGGGATCCGCAAGCGGATGCCCTTCCAGGCGGGTTTTCAGATCATGTACGAGGACCTGGAGGGCGGCAACATCCCCGCCTTGCTAGACGTGGCGAAATACGAGGCCAGCATTCAGAAGGCGCGGGAGCAGGGCCAGGAGATCCGCGGCGACAACTTTACCGTCATCCCCCGGGACGTGGAGATCGTGCCCGTGGAGAAGGATAGCAAGGACCGCAGTTACAACCTACTCCCCGGCGACCAGACCAACACGGCCTACCGCAGCTGGTTCCTGGCCTACAACTACGGCGACCCCGAGAAGGGCGTCAGGTCCTGGACGCTGCTGACCACCACGGACGTCACCTGCGGCTCGCAGCAGGTGTACTGGTCGCTCCCGGACATGATGCAAGACCCCGTGACCTTCCGGCCCTCCAGCCAAGTCAGCAACTACCCCGTGGTGGGAGTCGAGCTCCTGCCGGTGCACGCCAAGAGCTTTTACAACGAGCAGGCCGTCTACTCGCAGCTCATCCGCCAGTCCACCGCGCTCACGCACGTCTTCAACCGCTTCCCCGAGAACCAGATCCTGGTGCGCCCGCCCGCTCCGACCATTACCACCGTCAGTGAAAACGTTCCCGCCCTCACAGATCACGGAACCCTGCCGCTGCGCAGCAGTATCAGTGGAGTCCAGCGCGTGACCATCACTGACGCCCGGCGAAGGACCTGCCCCTACGTGCACAAGGCCCTGGGCATAGTCGCTCCCAAAGTGCTCTCTAGCCGCACCTTTTAACAAGCATGTCCATTCTCATCTCGCCCGACAACAACACCGGCTGGGGCCTGCGCTCGGCCGGCATGTACGGCGGCGCCAAGCGGCGCTCCAGCGAGCACCCCGTCCGCGTCCGCGGCCACTACCGGGCCCCCTGGGGCGCCCACAAGCGCGGCGTCTCCACGCGCACCACCGTCGACGACGCCATCGACGCCGTCGTGGCCCAGGCCAGACGCTACCGCCGGCCCAAGTCGACGGTGGACGCCGTCATCGACAGCGTGGTGGCCGACGCGCGGCGATACGCTCGACGCAAGCGGCGTCTGCACCGCCGTCGCCGTCCCACCGCCGCCATGCTGGCCGCCAGAGCGGTCCTGAGACGCGCGCGCCGCGTGGGCCGCCGAGCCATGCGCCGAGCCGCGGCCAACGCCAGCGCGGGTCGCGCCCGTCGTCAGGCCGCCCGGCAGGCCGCCGCCGCCATCGCCAACCTGGCCCAACCCCGCCGGGGAAACGTGTACTGGGTGCGAGACGCGTCGGGCGTGCGCGTGCCGGTGCGCACCCGCCCCCCTCGGAGTTAGAAGACAAAAAGACGGACGAAGACTGAGTTTCCCTGTCGTTGCCAGCATGAGCAAGCGCAAGTTCAAAGAAGAGCTGCTGGAGGCCCTCGTGCCCGAGATCTACGGCCCGGCCGCCGCTGCCGCCGCGGTGGCGGACGTCAAGCCCGAAGTTAAGCCCCGCGCGCTGAAGCGGGTTAAAAAGCGGGAAAAGAAAGAGGAGAAGCAGGAAGCAGGGTTGCTAGACGTCGACGACGGCGTGGAGTTCGTGCGGTCCTTCGCGCCCCGTCGCCGGGTGCAGTGGCGGGGTCGCCGCGTCAAGCTCGTCCCGCGGCCGGGCACCGTGGTGTCTTTCACCCCCGGCCTGCGTTCGGCCACGCGCGGCCTGAAGCGCGAGTACGACGAGGTCTATGGCGACGAAGACATCCTGGAGCAGGCCGCCCAGCAGCTCGGGGAGTTTGCTTACGGCAAGCGCGGCCGCTACGGGGAGGTGGCGCTGGCGCTGGACCAGGGCAATCCCACGCCCAGCCTCAAGCCCGTCACGCTGCAGCAGGTGCTGCCCGTGAGCGCGTCGACCGAGAGCAAGCGGGGCATCAAGAGGGAGATGGGCGACCTGCAGCCCACCATGCAACTCATGGTGCCCAAACGGCAGAAGCTGGAGGACGTGCTGGAGAACATGAAAGTGGATCCCAGCATCGAGCCCGAAGTGAAAGTGCGACCCATCAAGGAAGTGGGCCCGGGCCTAGGCGTGCAGACGGTGGACATTCAGATCCCCGTGCGCGCCTCCCCCGTTTCTGCCACCACTACGACGGCCGTGGAGGCCATGGAAACGCAGACGGAGCTGCCCGCGGCCTTGGCGGCAGCCGCCACCGCCGCCGCGGCTACCCGAGAGATGGGCATGCAGACCGACCCCTGGTACGAGTTCGCCGGCCCCGCCCGTCGTCCACGAGCCCGTCGGTACGCGGCGACCACCTCCCGGCTCCCTGACTACGTCTTGCATCCTTCCATCACGCCGACGCCCGGCTACCGCGGAACGACCTTCCGCCCCGGTCGCGCGCGCACCACCACCCGCCGTCGTCGCACCACCCGCCGCCGTCGCAGCCGTCGCGCACTGGCTCCCATCGCGGTTCGCCGCGTCGTCCGCCGGGGTCGCACGCTGACCCTGCCCACCGCGCGTTACCACCCCAGCATCGTCATTTAACCTGCGCTGCCGTTTTGCAGATGGCTCTGACGTGCCGCTTTCGCTTCCCCGTTCGGCACTACCGAGGAAGATCTCGCCGTAGGACTGGTCTAGCGGGCAGCGGTCTCCGACGCCGCCGCCGCGCGGTGCACCGGCGCATGAAGGGCGGCATTCTGCCCGCGCTGATCCCCATTATCGCCGCCGCCATCGGGGCGATCCCCGGCGTGGCCTCGGTGGCCTTGCAAGCAGCTCGCAAAAATTAAATAAAGAAGGCTTGACACTCACTGCCTGGTCCTGACTGTTTCATGCAGACAAGACATGGAAGACATCAATTTTGCGTCGTTGGCCCCGCGGCACGGCTCGCGGCCGTTCATGGGCACCTGGAACGAGATCGGCACCAGCCAGCTCAACGGGGGCGCTTTCAGTTGGAGCAGCCTGTGGAGCGGCATTAAAAACTTTGGGTCCACGATTAAGACCTATGGCAACAAGGCGTGGAACAGTAGCACTGGTCAGATGCTCCGCGATAAGCTGAAGGACCAGAACTTCCAGCAGAAAGTGGTAGACGGTCTGGCCTCGGGCATCAACGGGGTGGTGGACCTGGCCAACCAGGCGGTGCAGAACCAGATCAACCAGCGTCTGGAGAACAGCCGCCAGCCGCCCGCGGCCCTGCAGCAGCGTCCGCAGGTGGAGGAGGTGGAAGTGGAGGAGAAGCTGCCGCCCCTGGAGACGGTGTCGCCGGTGGGCGTGCCTAGCAAGGGGGAGAAGCGGCCGCGGCCCGAGCTCGAGGAGACCCTAGTGACCGAGACCCTGGAGCCGCCCTCGTACGAGCAGGCCTTGAAAGAGGGGGCCACGCCCCTGCCCATGACCCGGCCCATCGGACCCATGGCCCGACCGGTCTACGGCAAGGAACACAAAGCCGTGACGCTAGAGCTGCCTCCGCCGGCGCCCACCGTACCCCCGATGCCCGGTCCCACCCTGGGCACCGCCGTGCCTCGTCCCGCCGCCCCGCCGGTCGCCGTGGCCACGCCCGCGCGCCCGAGTCGCGGAGCCAACTGGCAGAGCACTCTGAACAGCATCGTGGGCCTGGGAGTGAAAAGCCTGAAACGCCGCCGGTGTTACTATTAAAGCCAGCTAAATACCCATGTGTTGTATGCGCCTCCTGTGTCACGCCAGAAAAAGCCAGCCGAGTGACGGGTCACCGCCGCCGCCAAGAGCGCCGCTTTCAAGATGGCCACCCCCTCGATGATGCCGCAGTGGTCTTACATGCACATCGCCGGGCAGGACGCCTCGGAGTACCTGAGCCCGGGCCTGGTGCAGTTCGCCCGCGCCACCGACACGTACTTCAGCCTGGGCAACAAGTTTAGGAACCCCACGGTGGCCCCCACCCACGACGTGACGACGGACCGGTCCCAGCGGCTGACGCTGCGGTTCGTGCCCGTCGACCGCGAGGACACCGCGTACTCGTACAAAGTGCGCTTCACGCTGGCCGTGGGCGACAACCGCGTGCTGGACATGGCCAGCACGTACTTTGACATCCGCGGCGTGTTGGACCGCGGTCCCAGCTTCAAACCCTACTCCGGCACCGCCTACAACTCCCTGGCCCCCAAGGGCGCCCCCAACCCGTCAGAATGGAAGGGCTCAGACAACAAAATTAGTGTAAGAGGTCAGGCTCCGTTTTTTAGTACATCCATTACAAAGGATGGTATTCAAGTGGCCACTGATACTTCTAGCGGAGCTGTGTATGCTAAAAAGGAATATCAGCCTGAACCACAAGTAGGGCAAGAACAATGGAACAGCGAAGCCAGTGATAGTGATAAAGTAGCTGGTAGGATTCTAAAAGACACAACACCCATGTTCCCTTGTTACGGTTCCTACGCCAAGCCCACAAATGAACAGGGGGGGCAAGGCACTAATACTGTAGATCTGCAGTTCTTTGCCTCTTCATCGGCTACCTCTACGCCTAAAGCCGTACTCTATGCCGAGGACGTGGCAATAGAAGCACCAGACACCCATTTGGTGTACAAACCGGCAGTTACAACCACGACCACTAGTTCCCAAGACCTGCTAACTCAGCAGGCTGCTCCCAACCGACCCAACTACATTGGCTTCAGGGATAATTTTATCGGTCTCATGTATTACAACTCCACTGGCAATATGGGTGTTTTGGCAGGGCAAGCTTCTCAGCTAAACGCGGTGGTTGACTTGCAAGACAGAAACACCGAGCTGTCCTACCAGCTCATGCTTGATGCTTTGGGCGACCGCAGTCGTTACTTCTCCATGTGGAACCAGGCCGTAGACAGCTATGACCCTGATGTCAGAATTATTGAAAATCATGGTGTGGAGGATGAGCTGCCAAACTACTGTTTCCCGCTAGGAGGGTCGCTAGTAACTGAAACTTATACAGGCCTATCACCCCAAAACGGAAGTAACACGTGGACAACCGACAGCACCACCTATGCAACTAGAGGGGTGGAAATCGGCTCTGGCAACATGTTCGCCATGGAAATTAATTTGGCGGCCAATCTATGGAGGAGTTTCCTGTACTCCAACGTGGCCCTGTACCTGCCCGACGAGTACAAGCTCACCCCCGACAACATCACCCTCCCCGACAACAAAAACACTTACGACTACATGAACGGCCGCGTGGCCGCCCCCAGCTCCCTCGACACCTACGTCAACATCGGGGCGCGCTGGTCCCCCGACCCCATGGACAACGTCAACCCCTTCAACCACCACCGCAACGCGGGACTGCGCTACCGCTCCATGCTGCTGGGCAACGGCCGCTACGTACCCTTCCACATCCAAGTGCCCCAGAAATTCTTCGCCATCAAAAACCTCCTGCTCCTCCCCGGGTCCTACACCTACGAGTGGAACTTCCGCAAGGACGTCAACATGATCCTCCAGAGCAGCCTGGGTAACGACCTCCGCGTCGACGGGGCCAGCGTCAGGTTCGACAGCATCAACCTGTACGCCAACTTCTTCCCCATGGCCCACAACACCGCCTCCACGCTCGAGGCCATGCTGCGCAACGACACCAACGACCAGTCGTTCAACGACTACCTCTGCGCTGCCAACATGCTCTACCCCATCCCCGCCAACGCCACCAGCGTGCCCATCTCCATTCCCTCGCGGAACTGGGCCGCCTTCCGGGGCTGGAGCTTCACCCGGCTCAAGACCAAGGAGACCCCCTCTCTGGGCTCCGGCTTCGATCCCTACTTCACCTACTCGGGCTCCATCCCCTACCTGGACGGCACCTTCTACCTCAACCACACTTTCAAGAAGGTCTCCATCATGTTCGACTCCTCCGTCAGCTGGCCCGGCAACGACCGCCTGCTGACCCCCAACGAGTTCGAGATCAAGCGCACCGTGGACGGGGAAGGGTACAACGTGGCCCAGTGCAACATGACCAAGGACTGGTTCCTCATCCAGATGCTCAGCCACTACAACATCGGCTACCAGGGCTTCTACGTGCCCGAGGGCTACAAGGACAGGATGTACTCTTTCTTCCGCAACTTCCAACCCATGAGCCGCCAGGTGGTCGACACCACCACCTACACCGACTACAAAAACGTCACCCTCCCCTTCCAGCACAACAACTCGGGGTTCGTGGGATACATGGGCCCCACCATGCGCGAGGGGCAGGCCTACCCCGCCAACTACCCCTACCCCCTGATCGGCAAGACCGCCGTGCCCAGCCTCACGCAGAAAAAGTTCCTCTGCGACCGCACCATGTGGCGCATCCCCTTCTCCAGTAACTTCATGTCCATGGGGGCGCTCACCGACCTGGGGCAGAACATGCTGTACGCCAACTCCGCCCACGCCCTCGACATGACCTTCGAGGTGGACCCCATGGATGAGCCCACGCTTCTCTATGTTCTGTTCGAAGTGTTCGACGTCGTGCGCATCCACCAGCCGCACCGCGGCGTCATCGAGGCCGTCTACCTGCGCACGCCGTTCTCGGCCGGTAACGCCACCACCTAAGGAGGGGGCCGCCGACGGATGGGCTCCAGCGAGCCGGAGCTGGTCGCCATCGCGCGCGACCTGGGCTGCGGGCCCTACTTCCTGGGCACCTTTGACAAACGCTTCCCGGGCTTCGTGGCGCCGCACAAGCTGGCCTGCGCCATCGTCAACACCGCCGGACGCGAGACCGGCGGCGTCCACTGGCTGGCCCTGGCCTGGAACCCCCGCAGCCGAACCTGCTACCTCTTCGACCCCTTCGGCTTCTCGGACGACAGGCTCAGGCAGATCTACCAGTTCGAGTACGAAGGCCTGCTCCGGCGCAGCGCCCTCGCCTCCACCCCCGACCACTGCGTCACCCTCGTCAAGTCCACCCAGACCGTCCAGGGGCCCCGCTCGGCCGCCTGCGGCCTCTTCTGCTGCATGTTCCTGCACGCCTTCGTGCGCTGGCCCGCCTCCCCCATGGACGGCAACCCCACCATGGACCTCCTTACGGGCGTTCCCAACAGCATGCTTCAGAGTCCCCAGGTCGAGCCCACCCTCCACCGCAACCAGGAGGAACTCTACGCCTTCCTGGCTCGGCACTCCCCCTACTTTCGCCGCCACCGCGAGCGCATAGAAAAGGCCACCGCGTTTGACAAAATGAACGACTAGATTTTCTGTGAAAAACACTCAATAAAGCCTTTATTGGTTCACCACACGTGCACGCATGCAGACTTTTTATTTAAAAGGGCTCCGCCTCCTCGTCGCCGTGGCTGGTGGGGAGGGAGACGTTGCGATACTGCAGGCGGGAGCTCCATCTGAACTCGGGAATCAGCAGCTTGGGCAGGGGGCCCTCGACGTTCTCGCTCCACAGCTTGCGCACCAGCTGCAGGGCGCCCAGCAGGTCGGGCGCGGAGATCTTGAAGTCGCAGTTGGGGCCCTGGTTGCCGCGGGAGTTGCGGTACACCGGGTTGGCGCACTGGAACACCAGCACGCTGGGGTGCTCGATGCTGGCCAGCGCCGTCTTGTCGGTCACCTCGTCGCCGCGCAGGGACTCCGCGTTGCTCAGCGCGAAGGCGGTCAGCTTGCACAGCTGCCGACCCAGCACGGGCACCCCGCTCGGCTGGTTCAGGCAGTCGCAGCGCATAGCCATCAGCAGCCGCTTCTGCCCGTGCTGCATCTTCGGATAGTCGGCTCGCATGAAGGCCTCCATCTGCCGGAAGGCCGTCTGCGCCTTGCTGCCCTCCGAGAAGAACAGCCCGCAGGACTTGCCGGAGAACACGTTGTTGCCGCAGCTCACGTCTTCCACGCAGCAGCGCGCGTCGTCGTTCTTCAGCTGCACCACGCTGCGGCCCCAGCGGTTCTGCACCACCTTGGTCTTGCCGGGATGTTCCTTCAGGGCCCGCTGGCCGTTCTCGCTGGTCACGTCCATCTCCACCACCTGCTCCTTCTGGATCATCTCCAGCCCGTGGTAGCAGCGCAGCACGCCCTCCTGCTCGGTGCACCCGTGCAGCCAGACGGCGCAGCCGGTCGGCTCCAGCTGTTGAGGTTTCACCCCGGCGTAGGTCTCCACGTACGCCCGCAGGAAGCGGCCCATCATCTCCACAAAGGTCTTCTGACCGGTGAAGGTCAGCTGCAGCCCGCGATGCTCCTCGTTGAGCCACGTCTGACAGATCTTGCGGTACACCTTGCCCTGCTCGGGCAGAAACTTGAAAGCGGCCTTCTCCTCGGGCTCCACGTGGTACTTCTCCATCAGCGCCGACATCAGCTCCATGCCCTTCTCCCAGGCCGACACCAGCGGCTCCGCGCGGGGGTTCACCACCGCCATGCCTCGGGAAGTGCCGGGGCGCTCATCTTCCTCCTCCTCCTCGTCTTCTTCTTGAGGCGGCGGTGGCGGCAGTTGTCTCACGAATCTCTTGCCGTTGGCCTTCTGGACGATCTCCACGCCGGGGTGGGTGAACCCGTGGGCCACCACCACTTCGTCCTCTTCCTCTTCGCTGTCGGGCACGACTTCGGGAGAGGGAGGCGGCGGAGGAACCGGTGCGGCCACTGCGGCCATCGCGGCGTTCTTGCGCGCCTTCTTGGGGGGCAGAGGCGGCGTCTCGCGCTCCGGGCTGGTCTCTTGCAGGTAGGGCGTGATGGTGTGGGAGGTGGGGCGCTCTGGCTGACGGCCGGCCATGCTGATGCTTGACTCCTAGGCGAAAAGATGGAGGAGGATCTTAGACAGCCGCAGCCCGTCTCCGAAACCTTAACCACCCCCGCCTCTGAGGTCGGCGCCGGCGAGCTAGACATGCAACGGGAGGAGGAGGAGGACGTGCGAGTGGAGCAAGACCCGGGCTACGTGACGCCGCCCGAGGACGGCGAGGAGCCGCAGGCACCGGCGCCAACGCTCAGCGAAGCCGACTACCTGGGAGGGGAGGACGACGTGCTGCTGAAGCACCTGGCGCGGCAGAGCACCATCGTGCAGGAGGCCCTCAAGGAGCGCGAGGAGGTCCCGCTGACGGTGGAGGAGCTCAGCCGGGCCTACGAAGCCAACCTCTTCTCGCCGCGGGTGCCCCCCAAGAAGCAGGCCAACGGCACCTGCGAGCCCAACCCCCGCCTCAACTTCTACCCCGTCTTTGCGGTGCCCGAGGCGCTGGCCACCTATCACATCTTCTTCAAGAACCAGCGCATCCCCCTCTCGTGCCGCGCCAACCGCACCCGCGCCGACCGCCTCCTGCATCTCCGAGCCGGCGCCGCCATACCTGAGATCGCCTCCCTGGAGGAAGTCCCCAAGATCTTCGAAGGTCTCGGCAAGGACGAGAAGCGCGCGGCAAACGCTCTGGAAAAGAACGAGAGCGAGGGTCAGAACGTGCTGGTCGAGCTGGAAGGCGACAACGCGCGTCTGGCCGTGCTCAAACGCACCATCGAAGTCTCCCACTTCGCCTACCCCGCGCTCAACCTTCCCCCCAAGGTCATGCGCTCGGTCATGGATCAGCTGCTCATCAAGCGCGCCGAGCCCCTCGAGAACGACTCCGAGGTGGATTCCGAGGACGGAAAACCCGTGGTCTCGGACGAGGAGCTCGCGCGCTGGCTGGGCACGCAGGACCCCGCCGAGTTGCAAGAGCGGCGCAAGATGATGATGGCGGCCGTGCTGGTCACCGCCGAGCTCGAGTGCCTGCAGCGCTTCTTCGCCGACCCCCAGACCCTGCGCAAGGTCGAGGAGTCCCTGCACTACGCCTTCCGCCACGGCTACGTGCGCCAGGCCTGCAAGATCTCCAACGTGGAGCTTAGCAACCTGGTCTCCTACATGGGCATCCTGCACGAGAACCGCCTCGGGCAGAACGTCCTCCACTGCACCCTGACCGGGGAGGCCCGCCGCGACTACGTCCGCGACTGCATCTACCTCTTTCTCACCCTCACCTGGCAGACCGCCATGGGGGTCTGGCAGCAGTGTCTGGAGGAGCGCAACCTTCGCGAGCTCGACAAGCTACTGAGCCGCGAGCGCCGCGAGCTCTGGACGGCTTTCAGCGAGCGCACCGCCGCCTGCCGTCTGGCCGACCTCATCTTCCCCGAGCGACTCAGGCAAACCCTCCAGAACGGCCTGCCCGACTTTGTCAGCCAGAGCATGCTGCAAAACTTTCGCTCCTTCATCCTGGAGCGATCCGGCATCTTGCCCGCCATGAGCTGCGCCCTGCCCTCCGATTTCGTCCCCCTCTATTATCGCGAGTGCCCCCCGCCGCTCTGGAGCCACTGCTACCTGCTGCGTCTGGCCAACTACCTCGCCCACCACTCCGACCTCATGGAAGACTCCAGCGGCGAGGGGCTGCTGGAGTGCCACTGCCGCTGCAACCTCTGCACCCCCCACCGCTCGCTGGTCTGCAACACCGAGCTGCTCAGCGAGACGCAAGTGATCGGTACCTTTGAGATCCAGGGACCAGAGGGGCCGGAGGGTGCTTCCAACCTCAAGCTCAGCCCGGCGCTCTGGACTTCCGCCTACCTGCGCAAATTTATCCCCGAGGACTATCACGCCCACCAGATCCAATTCTACGAAGACCAATCGCGACCCCCCAAAGCCCCCCTCACGGCCTGTGTCATCACCCAGAGCCAGATTCTGGCCCAATTGCAAGCCATCCAGCAGGCCCGCCAAGAGTTCCTCCTGAAAAAGGGTCACGGGGTCTATCTGGACCCCCAGACCGGCGAGGAACTCAACACCCCGTCACCCTCCGCCGCCGCTTCGTGCCGCCCGCAGAACCATGCCGCCCAAAGGGAACAAGCAGGCCATCGCCCAGCGGCGGGCCAAGAAGCAGCAAGAGCTCCAGGAGCAGTGGGACGAGGAGTCCTGGGACAGCCAGGCGGAGGAAGTCTCAGACGAGGAGGAGGACATGGAGAGCTGGGACAGCCTAGACGAGGAGGAGGAGGCCGAGGAGCTAGAGGACGAGCCTCTCGAGGAGGAAGAGCCCAGCAGCGCCGCGGCACCATCGGCTTCCAAAGAAGCGGCTCGGAGCCGGCCGGCCCCGAAGCAGCAGAAGCAGCAACAGCCGCCACCGTCGCCCCCGACGCCACCACCAGGCTCACTCAAAGCCAGCCGTAGGTGGGACGCGGTGTCCATCGCGGGATCGCCCAAAGCCCCAGTCGGTAAGCCACCCGGGCGGTCGCGGCGGGGGTACTGTTCCTGGCGCCCCCACAAGAGCAAGATCGTCGCCTGCCTCCAGCACTGCCGGGGCAACATCTCCTTCGCGCGGCGCTACTTGCTCTTCCACGACGGGGTGGCGGTGCCGCGCAACGTCCTCTACTATTACCGTCATCTCTACAGCCCCTACGAGACAGAAGGCCCGGCCTCCGCGTAAGACCAGCCGCCAGACGGTCTCCTCCGCCATCGCGACCCGCCAGGACTCGGCCGCCACGCAGGAGCTCAGAAAACGCATCTTTCCCACCCTGTATGCTATCTTCCAGCAGAGCCGCGGCCAGCAGCTGGAACTGAAAGTAAAAAACCGCTCCCTGCGTTCGCTCACCCGCAGCTGTCTGTACCACAGGAGGGAAGACCAACTGCAGCGCACGCTCGAGGACGCCGAGGCACTGTTCAATAAATACTGCTCGGTGTCTCTTAAGGACTGAAAGCCCGCGCTTTTTCAGAGGCTCATTACGTCATCATCATCATGAGCAAGGACATTCCCACGCCTTACATGTGGAGCTACCAGCCGCAGATGGGACTGGCGGCCGGCGCCTCCCAGGATTACTCCAGTCGCATGAACTGGCTGAGTGCCGGCCCCCACATGATCGGGCGGGTCAATGGGATTCGTGCCACCCGCAATCAGATACTGCTGGAACAGGCCGCCCTCACCTCCACCCCGCGACGTCAGCTGAACCCGCCCGCTTGGCCCGCCGCCCAGGTGTACCAGGAAAACCCCGCCCCGACCACAGTCCTCCTGCCACGCGACGCGGAGGCCGAAGTCCAGATGACTAACTCCGGGGCGCAATTAGCGGGCGGCGCCCGCCACGTCGTCGCTCCCGGGTACAGAGGTCGGCCCGCACCCTACCCCTCCGGCCCTATAAAGAGGCTGATCATTCGAGGCCGAGGTATCCAGCTCAACGACGAGGTGGTGAGCTCCTCGACCGGTCTTCGGCCCGACGGAGTCTTCCAGCTTGGAGGCGCCGGCCGCTCTTCCTTCACCACTCGCCAGGCCTACCTGACGCTCCAGAGCTCTTCCTCCCAGCCTCGCTCCGGCGGCATCGGCACCCTCCAGTTCGTGGAGGAGTTCGTGCCCTCGGTCTACTTCAACCCGTTCTCCGGCTCTCCCGGCCGCTACCCGGACAGCTTCATCCCCAACTACGACGCGGTGAGCGAATCCGTGGACGGCTACGATTGATGACCGATGGTGCGGCCGTAACTGCGCGGCGGCAACATCTGCATCACTGCCATCGTCCTCGGTGCTTCGCCCGGGAGGCCTGTGAGTTCATCTACTTCCAGCTCGCCCCGGACCAGCTTCAGGGCCCTTCGCACGGCGTTAAGCTCGTGATAGAGGAAGAGCTCGAGAGTAGCTGCCTGCGCTGTTTTACCTCGCGCCCCATCCTAGTCGAGAGGGAACGCGGTAGGACCACCCTCACCCTCTACTGCATCTGTGACTCCCCGGAATTACATGAAGATCTGTGTTGCCTTCTATGTGCCGAACAATAACCCCTCTTGTAACTACCTACATCCACAATAAACCAGAATTTGGAAACTCCTTTCGTTTGTTTGCAGATGAAACGCGCCCGCCTCGACGACGACTTCAACCCCGTCTACCCCTATGACACTCCCAACGCTCCCTCTGTTCCCTTCATCACTCCTCCCTTCGTCTCCTCGGACGGCTTGCAAGAAAAACCACCCGGAATGCTCAGTCTCAACTACCAAGATCCTATTACCACCCAAAACGGGGCATTAACTCTAAAGCTTGGCAGCGGACTGAACATAAACCAAGATGGGGAACTTACCTCAGACGCCAGCGTTCTCGTCACTCCCCCCATTACAAAAGCCAACAACACAATAGGCCTAGCCTTCAATGCACCTCTTACCTTGCAAAGCGATACTTTAAATCTTGCTTGTAACGCCCCACTTACCGTGCAAGACAATAGGTTGGGAATAACATACAACTCTCCCCTCACCTTGCAAAACAGCGAACTTGCCCTAGCGGTCACCCCGCCTCTTGACACTGCCAATAACACACTTGCGCTTAAAACCGCCCGGCCTATAATTACAAACTCTAATAACGAGCTTACACTCTCCGCTGATGCTCCCCTAAACACCAGCACGGGTACCCTCCGCCTACAAAGCGCAGCACCACTGGGGCTAGTTGACCAAACCCTGCGAGTGCTTTTTTCTAACCCACTCTACTTGCAAAACAACTTTCTCTCACTAGCCATTGAACGCCCATTGGCTTTAACTACCACTGGTTCTATGGCTATGCAGATTTCCCAACCATTAAAAGTGGAAGACGGAAGCTTAAGCTTGAGCATTGAAAGCCCTCTAAATCTAAAAAACGGAAATCTTACTTTAGGAACCCAAAGTCCCCTAACTGTCACTGGTAACAACCTCAGCCTTACAACAACAGCCCCATTAACGGTTCAGAACAACGCTCTAGCCCTCTCAGTGTTACTGCCGCTTAGACTATTTAATAACACCTCACTGGGAGTGGCATTCAACCCACCCATTTCTTCAGCAAACAACGGGCTGTCTCTTGACATTGGAAATGGCCTTACACTGCAATACAACAGGCTCGTAGTGAACATTGGCGGCGGGCTACAGTTTAACAACGGTGCTATTACCGCTTCCATAAATGCAGCTCTGCCGTTGCAGTATTCCAATAACCAGCTTTCTCTTAATATTGGAGGCGGGCTGCGATACAACGGCACTTACAAAAATTTAGCCGTCAAAACCGACTCTTTTAGGGGTCTTGAAATTGACAGTAATCAGTTCCTGGTGCCAAGACTGGGTTCTGGTCTAAAGTTTGATCAATATGGGTACATTAGCGTCATACCTCCAACTGTTACGCCAACAACACTTTGGACTACAGCAGACCCTTCTCCCAACGCTACTTTTTACGACAGCTTAGATGCTAAGGTATGGCTGGCCTTAGTAAAATGCAACGGCATGGTTAATGGAACCATAGCCATAAAGGCTTTAAAAGGTACTCTGCTCCAACCTACGGCTAGTTTTATTTCTTTTGTTATGTATTTTTACAGCAATGGCACCAGAAGAACTAACTACCCCACGTTTGAAAATGAAGGCATACTAGCTAGTAGTGCTACATGGGGTTATCGTCAAGGAAACTCGGCAAACACCAACGTCACCAGTGCCGTTGAATTTATGCCTAGCTCCACAAGATATCCTGTTAACAAGGGTACTGAGGTTCAGAACATGGAACTCACCTACACTTTCTTGCAGGGAGACCCCACTATGGCCATATCATTTCAAGCTATTTATAACCATGCTTTGGAAGGTTACTCTTTAAAATTTACCTGGCGAGTTCGCAACAGGGAACGCTTTGATATCCCCTGCTGTTCTTTTTCTTACATAACGGAAGAATAAACACTGTTTTTCTTTTCAATGTTTTTATTCTGCTTTTTTACACAGTTCGAACCGTCAGACTCCCTCCCCCCTTCCACTTCACCCGGTACACCTCCCGCTCCCCCTGGATCGCTGCGTACAACTGCAGTTTGGTGTTCAGACACGGGTTCTTAGGTGACAGTATCCACACGGCCTCTTTGCCGGCCAGGCGCTGGTCCGTAATGCTCACAAATCCCTCCGACACGTCCTCCAGACACACGGTGGAATCCAAGGCGCCCGTCTACAAAACAAACACAGTCATGCTCTCCACGGGTTCTCTCCTCGGTCGTACTGCGCCAGCGTGAACGGGCGATGGTGCTCCATCAGGGCTCGCAGCAACCGCTGTCGGCGCGGCTCACCCAGGCTCCGGCGAAAAGCGCCCCGTCTGGGAGTGCTATTCAAAAAACGCACCGCCTTTATCAACAGTCTCCTCGTGCGGCGGGCGCAGCAGCGCACCTGGATCTCTGTCAGGTCTTTACAATAGGTACAGCCCATCACCACCATGTTGTTTAAAATCCCAAAGCTAAACACGCTCCACCCAAATGACATGAATTCCAGCACCGCCGCGGCGTGGCCATCATACAATATGCGGAGGTAAATCAGGTGCCGCCCCCTAATACAAACGCTCCCCATATACATCACCTCCTTAGGCAGTTGATAATTAACCACCTCCCGGTACCAGGGAAACCTCACGTTTACTAAAGCCCCAAACACCAACATTTTAAACCAGTTAGCCAGCACCACCCCTCCCGCCTTACACTGCAGCGACCCCGGCTGTTTACAATGACAGTGAATCACCCACCTCTCATACCCCCTAATGACCTGGCGTGGCTCCACATCTATAGTAGCACAGCACACGCACACCCTCATGTAATGCTTCATCACAAATCTTTCCCAAGGGGTTAGTATCATGTCCCAGGGTACGGGCCACTCCTGCAGCACGGTGAAAGGTACGCAGGCGGGAACAGTCCTCACCTCGGACACATAATGCATATTCAGATGTTCACACTCTAAAACCCCGGGGCTTCCCTCCAACGCAGCCACTGGCAAGTTCTCAGAGGGTGGTGTAAGGCGGTGGTGCTGATAGGGACTCAATCTGTGTCGACACCGTCTGTCGCGTTGCATCGTAGACCAACGCTTGGCGCACCGCCTCGTACTTCGCCCAAAGAAAACGGGTGCGACGCCAACACACTTCCGCGTACCGTGGGTTCCGCACTCGAGCTCGCTCAGTTCTCAACGCATAATGCAGCCATTCCTGTAATCCACACAACAGTCGCTCGGCTTCCAAAGAGATGTGCACCTCGTATCTTATAACGTCCCGATATATATCCAAGCAGGCAGTCAGGGCCACTTGCAACCAGTGCACGCAGGCGGACTGATCGCGACACACTGGAGGTGGAGGGAGAGACGGAAGAGGCATGTTACTCCAGACGGTCGAAAAGCGGATCAAAGTGCAGATCGCGAAGATGGCAGCGATCCCCGCCGCTACGCTGGTGATAGATCACAGCCAGGTCAAACATAATGCGGTTTTCCAAATGACCTATTACCGCCTCCACCAGAGCCGCCACGCGCACTTCCAGAAACACCAGCACGGCTACGGCATTCTCCTCAAAATCTTCAAACATTAAGCTGCATGATTGAATCACCCCCAAATAATTCTCCTCCTTCCATTCTCGCAAAATTTGAGTAAAAACCTCTCGCAGATTAGCTCCGTGGCGTTCAAAAAGGTCACTTAGAGCGCCCTCCACCGCCATGCGCAAGCACACCCTCATGATTGAAAAATGCCAGTCTCCTGAACCACCTGCAGTTGATTTAAAAGACCTATATTAGGATCAATTCCACTCTCCCGCAGCTCCACGCGTAGCATTAGCTGCAAAAAGTCATTTAAATCTTCGCAAACTAGCGCGGTAAGCTCGCCGCCGGGAATTAGGTCTGAAGCAGTCACCACACACATAATTTCCAGTGAAGGAGTCAGTCTAAGCAGCAAAAAGCCGCATGAGCAGTGTTGAAAAGGAGGGGTCACGCAATGTAACATATGCAGCCAAAAATCTCCAAGGTGTCTGTGCATAAACTCCACCACTGAAAAGTCCAAATCATGTAAATATGCCATCACCGCCTCAGGAACCACCACGGACACAAAAACGGGCCGTAGCAAATACATGGTGTCCTGCAAAGCAAAAACACATTTATACCATAGAGGCGCGAATTACTTGGGGAAAAATCACTCGCTCCAAAACTAAACAGGCCACCGTCTGACCGCGCCAGCCATAAAAAAAGCGGTTCGAATGATTAAAAAGAATAATAGACACCTCCCACCAGGTACTCGGCTGCAACTCGTGCGCCCCTATCAAAACCCCGCGGACGTTCATGTCGGCCATAGAAAAAATGCGGCCCAAATATCCCACCGGAATCTCCACGGCCAGCTGCAGTGATAGCAAAAGAACGCCATGAGGAGCAATCACAAAATTTTCAGGCGATAAAAGCACATAAAGGTTAGAATAGCCCTGCTGCACAGGTAATAAAGCCCGCGAGCTCAGCAAATGCACATAAACCGCTTCAGCCATCCCGTCTTACCGCGAACAAAAGGCTCACAGTACACAGTTACTCAACCCACACGCCACACAGTATTTATACACTCCTCAATCGCCACGTCACCCGCCCCGAACAAACTCCAAAAGTCCAAAAAGTCCAAAACGCCCGCGTAAAAGCCCGCCAAAACAGCACTTCCTCATTTACTCTCCCACAGTACGTCACTTCCGCCGCGCCCGCCGCCCTCGCCCCGCCCTCACCCTCGCGCTCCACCCCGCGCCCCACGTCAGACTCCCACCCCGCCCCGCGCCCGCGTCATCCGCACCCCACCCTCACTCCACCCCTAACCCCGCCTCCTCATTATCATATTGGCACCGTTCCCAAATAAGGTATATTATGATGATG